CCAGGATGACCTATCGGCTACATTCGTTGGTGTTTGGGAGCGCAACCCGAACTACATTTATGACGCTGGGTTTGAAAATGGAATCGTCGGCTGGACCGGAATGGCAAATACCACTCTGGCGTGGAATCAGACCGATGGTTATTCCGACGCCACCTCGCTTTCGATTACGGCTACGGGTACTATTTCATCCCCTGCCACCACCGAGCTTCTTGGAAGCTACAACGTGTCCACGCTACAGAACTCGGAGCTTATTGGCCAGACTGTCACGGTTTCTGGTAAGGCCAAGATGGGTAGTGCTACTGGTCGCGCTGTACGGCTTGTGGTGAAGTACCTGGACGAAGCTGGAGCGCAGATTTCCGGCTGGTATATCGAAAAGAATATCACCAATGCTGGGTGGACCTCGTTCTCGTTCTCCACCCCATCGGTGATTCCTGACAACTGCTACACCGTTCAGTTCTTCTTCTCATGGTTCAATGGAGCCACCGGCGACATTGTTCTTGTTGACGAAGTTCAGCTAGAGGCTGGTGGACTGACCAAGTTCCGCTCTGGGCAGGCTTCTACAATTGCGCTAAATTCGCAGGTTGTTCGTTCAAGCGGACCAATTATCATCTCGGCAGACACCGACCTAGACCTTCCTCCGAACGTCTACAGCGATGGTGGTCGCCTGGATGTTCCTAAGTATCCAGGCGTTGTTATTCAGTCCGAGGGTGGTTCGTCAGCCCTGCGCATGATTAACTACACCGATTCTTATGGTAACCGTGCATCCACATCCCTGGTCTTCTTTAACCCATCGGGAACAGAAGAGTCTGCTGTTCGTATCTATGGTTCAAATGATGATAGGTTCCCAGGACAGGTTGCGCTGGTTTCCCCCACCGGAGGCTTCGCCCTTACCACTCAGGCTAACAAGGATAGCAGTGTTACCACATACGACACGCGAATTTACGGTTCGCTTATTGTCGACGGTGACATGGACTGGACTGCTGCCAGCTATAGCAGCGCTCTTACACCATTCTCAAACCGTGCTCCTGGTTACTCCGTGCAGCAGGGAATTGTTAAGTTCCGTGGTGTTTGTACTGTGAATAAGCCTGTCACAGCCGGGTACAGTGGTGCGGGAACCACGCTGTGGACAATGCCGACTGGCCTAAGGCCAGCCAGCCCAATGTACCTGACCACCACTTCTTGGACTTCTGGAACTACGTACTCCACCCTGATTCACGTCCAAACTGATGGAACGGTTATGTTCTGGTCGCCTACCACTCCTGGTGACAGCGTTACCTTCGAGGGCTTGTCTTACCCAATTAGCAACATGGGAACGACCACTACTCCAACCGCAGACACAACCGCTCCAGGTACGCCAAGCAACTTCAAGATTTCCGCTCTGTCATCTGGTTCCTCAACAGGTACTTACCGACTGTCGTGGACCAACCCAACCGCCACAGATTTGGCGGGTGTCAAGATTATCTGGCGTTCCGACCGATACCCAACGGTTACCATCGCCAGCTCTGGTACAAAGACCCTGACCACTGATGGAAAGGTAATCACAATTTCGGGTGCCTCTGCTGCGGCAAAGACATACGACCACTCCAGCCTTCCGGTCAACAAGACAATCTACTACCGGGTGGTTTCTTATGACAAGTCTGGTAACCACTCAACCTACGTTAGCGCAAGCCGTTACCTGCTGGCGAGCCCGGTTACCGTTTATGCCGACAGTTCAGATGCTTACCGCCTTGGATACGGTGGTATGTGGCGTAACGATGGTGACGACGTTTACCAGGGTGACTGGTCTGGAAACGACAACCACCGTGGTCTGTTCTTCTACGGTACCAAGATTTATGATGCCGTCAACAAGGGCGGGGTTGTACGTACTCCAACCAAGATGACGATTTACATGAAGCGTACCGGTTCTGGTGGTAACTACACTGGTGTTGGAATTAATCTGCGCGGACACGTTTACCAGTCAAAGCCTGGTGGTGACCCTATTGGTGGAATGACCAACGAGGGCTCAGACGGCGACAACATCACCTACTTGAGTCCAAACGAGGGTGCAACCATTACGATTCCATCGTCATGGTACAATAACTTTGTTGACTCGAATGCGGCTAACCGCCTTGAGGGTCTTGGAGTTTATGGTAGCTCCAGCTCAGACTACGCCATCATCTACGGTCGTGGCAACTCGTCGTCCAACGGCAAGGTCACGATTTATCACAAGGGTTGACAGCAGCCTTTGCACCTGCATATAATGTTCTTAGAAGAGAAAAGGATTTGGAATAAATAATGTCTGATACTAATACTACAAAACTAGAACTTAAGATTCAGAGTCTTAAGGAAAGGTTCGCCAAGAAGGTTGCGGACTATGAGGATGAAATCGCGGATATCCGTGCAGAGGCAACCATCATGTACGAGACGATGGGGCAGCAGATTCAGGAATTGCAGAAGGAGCTGAACGACAAGAATGTTCAGGATGCTTCGTCGGAGGAGTAAGCGCGAGCTGCCTACCGACCCTGCCATTCCAAAGACTCCAACGAATTACCCGTATGGCCTTTGTATTCAGACAGAGGCCGGGTATTTCTTGATGCGAGAGAAGTTCCGATTCCGCATCCCCACGGAGAGAGTCCTTGAGTCCTGGCGCTTCAACGTCATCCAGTCTTCGGAAGCCGCTGTAAAGCATATCCAGGTCGGCGGTAAGATTGGATTCCGTGATGGAACCATTATCCACAATATGGCTAATGGAAAGCATTACCTAATCTCACAGAACAAGAGGCGTCACATTGTTGACCCAGACGTTTGGGAGAGGTTCGGTCTCGACTGGGGTAATGTAATCCTCGTTTCAGAGGAAGAGGCAAATCTACATGGTGATGGGGAGGTGCTAAAGTAAATTGGCAGTTTCAAGTTTTAAGGATGTCAATTGGTCGGATAACGAATACCTTGCTACCGACAAGTTGAACACGATGTGCGCTAACAGCCGGTACCTGTTTGAGAGGGCTCCGAAGCTGTACTACAACTCGTACTCCGTCAAGAAGGACACGGGTGTTAGGATTGCGTGTGGAACTTCAACCATTCCACCGAAGAAGGGCCAGCATCAGTTCACCAAGACAATCAATTTCGGTGCGTTTTTCACGGCCGGTTGCAAGCCAGTAGTCGTAACCAGCGTCACATCTCCCTATAACCGACGAATGATTCTAAGTCATTGGGGAATTCAGGGAACAGGATATGTCCCCGACCATCGTGGGTTTGTCGTCTGTGCAGCTACATCGACAAACGAGAAGTCCCACTACCTAGCAAAGCAGATTTACGTTAACTGGATTGCCATGGGATACTGATGAGGTACTTCCCGCTACAGAAGTGGAGCAGGCGCGAAACTCGCCTGAACCCCAATGGGTACGTCCTGGTCTTTGCACCGGAGCACCCGAAGAGTTTCGGTGGTGGTTGGTATTATGAGCACCGGCTGGTGGCTGAGAGAAAAATCGGCCGGATACTCAAGTCATGGGAGACCGTTCATCATATCTCTGGAGATAAGACAGACAATACATGGCTCAACCTGTTCATCTGCACCCGCAGAGAACACGACAGAGCCGAGAGATTGACCGCATAATCGACCTGCGCTATACTGGTATGAGTATGAAAAAGGCGCTTATCACGATTGGGCTAGTGCCGATTTTTCTGGTACTGGCCCTTTTCGTGTCTCCGGACAAAGCTTACGCCCAAGATTGCGAATCTACCACTTTGGGCACTATTTGTGCTTCTTTGGTAGGTGACGATGTTGTGGTGACCCTTCTTGGGCAAGAGATTGCGAGGATTACCGCGCCGGTTCGAGAGGTCACGGTTGAGGTCCCTGTTCCAGGGCCAACCGATATTATCCGTATTCCAGGTCCAACGATTACGGTGCCCGGACCAACCAGTACGGTAGCGATTCCCGTTTCTGGCAGCACATCTACTGCCACTGCTACCGTCACCTTGCGCCCTTCTGGACAGAGGGACGTAGCTCGTGATACGATTGAGCCATCAACCACTCCTTCGGCGGACGAAATTTCGCCGGGTTTTAACCCAACGGCGACCGTAACTGTTACACCGTCCCCGAAGAGAGTGGTTGATGACCGCGATAAAATTGATAAAGTCAGGACAATCACTATTCCACAAGCCATCGGGCTCTCCGTTGGCTTTTTGTTGCTGGGCCTACTTCTGGGCCTTCTAGCGTTGTACTCTGCATATACTGTCGGATATAAGAATTCGGAACAGGCGGAAGCGAAGGCGTGGAGGAGGTTCAGCGACGACCTATTCGGTAAGAAGGGAAAGCATTGAGCGACATGAAGTGGGCCTTTGTAGGAGACCTGCAAATTCCTTACCACGATAAGCGTGCTGTAGCACTCTTTTTCAAGGTAATGAAGTCCTGGAAGCCAAACGCCATCGATATTGTTGGTGACATTGACGACCAGCTCGAATACAGCAGTTTCTCTGATGGAACCACAGACGAGTTTTTCAGTCGCCTCAAGAAGAGTAAGCAGGAAGAGGGCGAGTCGGACGATGAGTTTCGCCGTAGGCTTTCACCGCTTCCCTTTGTGAGGGAAAATGCGCTAGGCGCTCGTGAGTTTTACACCAGTCTTCGGGCCGACCATGGGTCGGCCGATATTCATTCCAGCCTGGGTAACCACGACATTCGCGTCTTCAAATACATGGACAAGAAGGCTCCCGATTATATCGAGGAGCTGACGCCAAACATGCTCTGGGGTCTGGACGACCTCGGAATTACCTGGCGTCATTATGACCTTCCCCCGCTGGAGCGATTCGGCGGGATTTATGTTCACCATGGGGCAACCACCACGACTACCGGTCTGGCGGTAAAGGCAGATATCGAGAACTACAACATCTCCCTTGCCCGTGGACATGACCATCGCGGCGGTATTGTCTACAAGTCATATCCCATGACTAAGACCACGCTGGTGGGACTCGGAACAGGTCATCTGTGTGACCCTAGCGCTTATGGGCTGAGGTACACAATTAATCCGTCCTGGGAGCTGGGCTTCGGAATCGGTCACGTCGTAAATGGCGTGGCGTCTCTCCAGTTCGTTCCCATCTCGCCCGATTACGTGTGCGTGGTGGACGGTAAGATTTTCAAGGGTTAGCCCTTGACTAACTACTCTGCTATACTATGAGTAGTTTAGCTTGTAAGGAGGTTAAATTGTTTTCTAAGGTATTTGTAAAGGACGCCGCAGAGCGTGCAGTCAAGGCTTTTGCAGCAGCGCTTCTACCTCTTCTTAGTGGTGATAAGGTTCTCGACCTCTTCAACCTGAACTACGGAGAGATTCTTGGCGTTGGTGCTGGAGCTGCGGTCACCTCGCTTCTGCTATCCTTGGTCTCGTACAAGGCGGGTACGTCCGGTACGGCTTCTGCTGTGAAGCAGGTCGTATATAACGGAGACAGCCGTGTACTGTAAGAAGTGTTCCGGCCGGGTCTTTGTGGACAGGGTTTACTCTGATGCACAGAGGGTCGAGCTATTCTGCGTCAAGTGCGGAGCGCGCTGGATGCTAGATTCAAGAAAGAGCAAGTTTGCGACATGGGTTCTAAAGAGGGAAAGGGAACACGCGCTCGCAAGCGTAATCGTCGCCTAAGGTACTTCTATCTTAACGGTGATTTGCACAGGGTCCTGAGCATTAATCGTGCTCAGGACCTTGTGATTACCTGGGTATTCAAGGAAGGCAAGCGACAAGCCTACGTTTGGTCTGATGCGCGAAAGCGTCTGGAAAAGGCGTTTACGATGCAGCAGGTGGCGAAGATGATTAGCCGCCACCGTGTTAACATCGAGAGGTACATCCTGGAGGGCAAGATTCGAGCCCCCGAGAGAATCTACACGCTCGACGGAAATAAAACGCCGGGTAAGTACATGTTCTCCGAAAAGGATGTACTCGAACTTCACGATTATCTGCTGACTGTTCATATCGGTCGGCCCCGTAAAGACGGTAAAGTTACGCCTGGGCGTATGCCTTCTCGTGCGGAGCTAAGAGCGATGATGCAGCATGACACTACCGTGTACATCAAGGCTGCCGATGGCACGTTCACACCCGTATGGAAGGAAATTAACTGGTGATTAGAATTAAGAAGGCTCCCCAGTTTGAAACGTTTGGCGATGAGCTGAACGCTGAGGTGGCCCTTCTGCAAGCGGCGGGTGCCATTGACATGGCTGTATATCTTGCCGTACAATCAGGAAACGTCGAGAAGTTGCTCGACGGCGCGGCTATGTGGATTGGCATGGCTGAGCGGCTTGCTACTGGCTTTGAGTCTGATGAAGACGAAGACGAGCCGGTTAATTCGAAGAAGCCGCGTTTTGGATTCTGTAATGAACCTGCCCCCGAGCCGGTGGAAAAGACCCCGGATATTATCGTTGAGGCAGAAGACACCGACGAAGAGGAGAACGAAGATGCATGAGGTTTCTGAGCCCAAGGGCACCCCGCACCGTATCAAGGTGAACCTGGGTTATACTCGGAACATGGGCGACTTCGAGTCGCTGCGAATGGATATTGGTCTTGAGCTGGACGGCTACGGTAACCCGAACCCGACTTTCGACAAGGCATACAAGTTCGTTGAGGACCGGCTGATGGCCCATCTTTCTGAGGTTGAGGAAGAGGTTCGCGCGGTCAAGAAGGGTAAGGTTAGGAAGTAAGACATGGCCTCACAGAACGCGGAAGCAAAGCAGGCGTACGCACTCATTAGTCTTTATGAGCAGTGTTTTACCAAGAAGTACAACCGTAAGCCTCAGGTTAATCGCTTTCGCGAGAAGTGGGGCTTCATGGATATGGTCTCGGACCTCACGTATGCTGAGGCACGGGAGACGGTTGAGTATTACTTCAAGACCGGGAAGCAAGGTCACCCGGTGAATTTCCTTCTCCAGAACTACGACAAGATTCACCAGTTCATGGAAGAAAAGAAGCAGGACGAGTTGAAGCGTGCGGAGCTTCGAGCGCTGACCGCACAGCGAGTTAAGGAGATGGAAGAGAAGAATGGCTAATACTGAACTCAAGGTTATCAACGCTGTCTGTGCCAACAAGGACATTTCCGTTCTGTACGCGGACAACGTGGATGACCTTTTCTCGGCTTACGCTGATGTGTGGAAGGGACTCAAGAACTACTACGACAAGTTCCACGCGGTCCCCGATTTTGGAATCCTCCAGGATAAGTACGGAGACCTGGACAAGATTGACGTAAAGGCGGAGACCGCCTATTACGTCGATGAACTAAAGAACGAATTCCTCAAGTCGCGTATAGAGCAAGTTATGCTCAAGGCGGCCGAGGCACAGCGTGACGGTGAGGCTCCCGGACGAGTCCTGGAGAAGATGAACACGGCCCTGGCTAAGCTGGGGCGGTTCACCAATAATGTGCGTGACGTTGACATTACCGATTTCGAGTCGGCCCAGACGCACATGCTGGCGGTTAAGGAGCGTAGTGCGGCCAACGGTTCGCCGGGCATCCCCACTACGTTTAAGTCTATCGACTCGGTTTATCCGACCGGTATGGCTCCGGGCCACATGATTACCGTTATTGGTTGGCCTGGTAAGGCTAAGACCTGGTTCACCTCTCTCCTTGCGTGCAAGGCGTGGGAGCAGGGCTTCAAGCCTATGATTGTCTCTCTGGAGATGAGTCCGGAGAATATGCGTGACCGTATTTACACCATGATGGGCTCGGGTCTGTTCCGAGCTTCTGACTTCGCCCGTGGTGATGTGAACATTGACGACTTCCATGCTTGGGGTAAGCGTCGGTTCGACAATAAGGGCGGCTTCGTGGTAGTATCAAACGAGGGAGTAAGTGATGTTACTCCGAATACGGTCCAGGCTAAGATTGACCAGCACAAGCCGGATTTGGTCATTTGTGACTACCACCAGTTGTTCCAGAACAACGGTAAGTCCAACAGCCCGACCGAGCGAGGAATGGCGGTTTCCCGAGAGTTCAAGATGCTCGCGGTTACCAACAATATCCCGCTTATCGATATTACGGCTGCCACCCAGAGCGACGTTTCTGACCGAGACTCGCCGCCCATGATGAGCCAGGTTGCCTGGTCCAAGGCTATCGAGTACGATAGTGACATGGCGTTCGCTGTGCATAAGAACGACGACTCGGGCCTTGTTGAGATTGTCTGCCGGAAGAACCGCCACGGCGGGATGTTTGATTTCTTCCTCGACTGGGATATCGACCGTGGTATCATCAAGGAGAAGTTCGACCTTTGAGCGATGCACAAGACAATTAAGAGGTTCGCGATGGAGGGCAAGGTTGGCGATGACGCTGACTTTGCCCGTCTTCGTTCTCAATATGAAACACTAATCGTCACAAATATGAGGGACCAGGGGTACGTTCCTGTACTTGACCTTGGTCCCTATTGGTCTACCAGTTATCGTAAGGAAGAGAACGAATATGAGTTCGTTCTTTCCGTCTATGGAGTTTATCTTGGGAGGAGGCGTTCATGGGAGGTAGAGGGGATTTCGGCCGGTCGCGAGATAAAGAGACTTACACCCCGAACCAAGTCGAAGCCACCCTCGGAGCCTGCGGAGTAGAGGTTGAGGGTGAGACCACAAACGACTTCCTGTGCTTTTGCCCTTTCCACGGAAATAGGCACAGCCCGTCGTTCAGCGTTTCAAAGACCAACGGTGCCTACATTTGCTTTAATCACTCGTGTGGTGCCACTGGTACCCTGATTGAGCTGGTGAAGAGGAAGACGAATCGCAACGAGTTTGAGGCTCGTCGTCTTATCCTCAAGAAGGCAAGCGAAACTCAGCAAGCATTCGAAGACAAGTTGAAGGCGGCTCTGTCGCCGGTTGTCGATTTTCTAGAGTTTCCTCAGAATACCATCGACCGCATGTACGAGGACTTCTGGAAGTACAATGAGCCCGTAGACTACATGCTCGAAAAGCGCGGGTTTACTGAGGAGACCCTACGGTACTTCAAGGTAGGATTTTCTCTCAAGCGAGAGATTATTGCAGTACCCATGCACGACCCCAAGGGAATGCCAGTTGGTGTAATTGGCCGTCCCGCTGACCCGAACAATAAGTTCTTCAAGAACTCCAAGGGTCTGCCAACCAGCAAGACGCTGTGGAACCTGCACCGAGCTAAGCGGACAGGTGATACAGTGATTATCTGCGAAGCGTCGTTCGATGCGATGCGGATTCACCAGGCGGGCTACGAGAACGTGGTAGCCTGTCTAGGCGGTAACTTTAGCCCGTACCATTTCGACCTTCTTGACAAGTATTTTTCGACAATCGTCATCATGACGGACTTCGACAAGAAGGAAAAGCACATGTACACTGGTTGTCGGAAGTGCAAGAAGCGCGGGTTGAATCTCTGCGCTGGACATAATCCTGGTCGAGACCTTGGTGCTACAATTGCGGCGGGTCTTCACCGGAAAAAGGTTCTCTGGGCATCGTATGATGAGAAGGTAATCTACCCTCACGATGCCAAGGACGCTGGAGATATGACGGACGATGAAATCCGTCAGTGCCTCAGGAACGCAGTCAGCAACTTCACCTACGAGGGCTGGCAGCTCTACTGAGAAGGGGGAGGAAATAATCCTCCCCAAGCTTGCCACTAAGGCCACCTTAGTGGTATAATTGATACATCAAGCAGGCTCGACATAAAGAAGCCTCAATTACTTACTAGGAGATTTAAAAAATGGCAGTTGTTAAGGGACTCGCGTCCATCAAGAAGCACCAGGCTGAGCAGCAGGAAAAGGCTGCGGCGGGTGGTAAGAAGTTCCCGGAGTACCTGTACAAGGTATTCCCGAAGGTTGTCGGCAACGAGGTTGTCGTTCGGTTCCTCCAGGAGCTGGACCCCGACATGACTAACTACCGCGAGGACCGAGGCGTCGGCCTTATCGCTGTAGAGCACGAGGCTGGCGCTGCCGATAAGGACAGCGAGGCTCCGAAGCGCGGATTTATGTACCGCGCGGTTTGCTCTGCCGACGAGGGCGAGTGCTACGGCTGCGAGAAGCACAAGGAGAACTACAAGGGCGGCTGGAGGCCGAAGCAGAACCTTTACATCAACGTTCTGGTTGAGGTCGATGGCGAGAAGAAGGTCTTTGTTCTCTCCAAGAACGCTAACTCCACTTTCTCTCAGTCGCTTATTCAGGAGGCGATTGACGAGGGCTCCATCACCGATGCGAACTACCGAATCACCAAGACTGGTGACGGTCCGCAGACTCAGTGGCTCCTTAAGCGTCTCAAGACTGAGGTGCTTGACGACAGCGACGTTGAGCTGTGGGACATTGAGAACGAGGTTCTCAAGAACGTTTCTTACGACGACCAGGCCGAGTTTTACGGCAAGGCCCACGGTACCTTCACGGCTCGTGAGGACTCTGGTTCTACCTCTTCGGCCCGTCCGGCTCCTGCGGACGACAACGACGAGTGGTAAGATGATTTAGCGGCAAGGGCCACCCTGGACACGGGGTGGCCCTTTCTGCTATCATAAGCTTATTATGTCATTCGAGTTCACAGAGGAATATACGAGCTACATCCGGAGTCCCAAGTGGAAGCTGGTGTGTAAGCGTTATTGGGTGACGTACGGGAAAAAGTGCCAGGCGTGTGGGTCCAGGAAAAATTTGCAGGTCCACCACAAAACCTACGAGCGCTTCCGCAGGGAGCTTTTGACAGACCTGACGGGCCTGTGCCAAACTTGTCACCGGATAGTCCACCAGATGCACCGAGCGAATCGCCGGGTTTCTTTGCGTCTGGTCACAGAGCGATATGTTGTCGCCAAGAGAATGAATAAGAATTAAGAAGCCCCCCGATGAGCCTATAACCGGGGGCTTCCTATTTTAAGGAGAAAAGGCTTGCCGTACACAGAGTTGCATTTGCATGATTACTATTCGACCCTCGATGGTCTGAATTCCCCTAGCGAGTACATGAAGCGTGCCAAGGAGCTTGGCATGACTCACCTTGCTCAGACGAATCACGGTACGCTCGGAGGTCACCGTGAATTCCAGAAGGCTGCCAAGGAAGCGGGCATTGTTCCGATTCTTGGTGTGGAGGCTTACATCTCTCCCACCGACCGCTTTGACAAGCGAGCGAAGAACAAGCGTACCGATGGCACCAACACCTACAACCACCTGATTATCCTTGCGCAGAACGAGACGGGTCTCAAGACTCTCAATGCGCTGAACGAAATTGCGTGGACCGAGGGTTTCTACAACAAGCCTCGTATCGACATGGACGCTCTTGAGGAGCACAACGACGGACTTATCGTCCTTTCGGGCTGCCTCAACTCCATGATTTGTAAGGCGATTGAGGCAGGTAATGCCGAGGAGGCTATTCGGATTGCTGAGCGATTCCAGAGCATTCTTGGTGACGGCTTCTTTATGGAGGTCCAGGCGCACAACCCGGTTGAGATGAACACGGCTCTGTTGGCTATTGCTGACAAGCTGCACATTAAGCCGGTGGTTACGTCTGACTGTCACTACGCCCGTAAGGAAGACTTGTGGATTGAAGAGGCGATGCTTATTCTCTCCACCAACCCGAAGTTCGAAAAGAACATTGACCTCAAGAAGTCCCAGAAGATGGACATTCTTGAGCGGTTCAACTACCTCTACCCCGACCGCACAATGACCTTCGAGCAGATTGAGATTTACCTGCGTTCTGCTCAGGAGCAGTTGAGTGCGTTTAGGGCTCAGGGAATCGACCGTGAGGATATCGTCAAGAACACCGAGCTGATTGCTCAGTCCATTGAGGATTACCCGTTCCACCAGGGTCTCGACCTTCTGCCCAAGCCGAAGAACGGTAACCCGGACGACCTGCTGGAGAAGAAGGCGCGGGCGGGTCTGCGTACTCGTGGTTTCGATAAGAACCCTGAGTATGTCGCACGACTCGAAGAGGAACTGGAGATTATCAAGAACAAGCAGTTCTCCACGTACTTCCTTGTCGTTGCGAATATGATTAAGTGGTCCAAGGACCAGGGTATTCTGGTTGGGCCGGGGCGTGGTTCTGGTGCTGGTTCCCTCGTGAACTATGCTCTGGGAATTACTGACGTTGACCCGATTAAGTATGGCCTGCTGTTCTTCCGATTTATCAACCCTGAGCGTAACGACTTCCCGGATATTGACACCGACTTTGAAGACCGTCGTCGTGGCGAGGTGAAGGATTACCTTCGCCGGAAGTTCACCCATGTGGCTTCCATTGCGACGTTCGGATATTTCAAGGACAAGGGTGTTGTCCGAGACGCATCGCGTGTTTACCGGATTCCGATTTCTGAGGTGAACAAGGCACTCAAGAGCGTTACGACGTTCGAAGAGTTCCAGACCTCCGACAGTACCAAGGAATTTCGGGAGAAGTACCCCGAGGTTGAGAAGTTGGCTGACCAGCTTCGCGGCCGGATTCGCAATACGGGTATGCACGCGGCCGGTGTGGTTATCGCTAAGGAGCCTATTGCAAAGTACGCTCCTATCGAGACTGCTAAGGACCCTAACGACCCGAGCGGTGTCCGTCTCCCTCTTGTCGCAATGGACATGAATGAGGCGGCCGACCTTGGCCTGATTAAGTTGGATGCCCTGGGCCTCAAGTGTCTTTCGGTAATCGATGACACTTTGGAGATGGTCAAGGAGCGCCACGGTCGGAATATCGTGCTCCAGGACATTAACCTGGAGGACAAGAAGGTCTACCAGATGCTCTCCGATGGCTACACCAAGGGCGTCTTCCAGTGTGAGGCTGTTCCTTACACGAACCTGATTCTCAAGATGGGCGGGGTTCACTCATTTGCCGAGCTGGCAGCGTCTAACGCTCTGGTTCGTCCGGGTGCAATGAACACCATTGGTGCCGAGTACATCGCTCGTAAGAACGGTGAGTCCACGGTTACCTTTGCTCATGAGGATATGCGGTCCTTCACCGAGGAGACGTACGGAGAGATTCTGTACCAGGAGCAGGTTATGCTTGCCATGACCGAGCTGGCCGGAATGTCGATGGCGACTGCCGATAAGGTCCGTAAGATTATCGGTAAGAAGAAGGACGTTACCGAGTTCGAGCAGTACCGTGCCGAGTTTGTTGAGGGTGCGAGCAAGAAGGTTTCTCCGTCGATTGCCGAGAAGTTGTGGCATGACTTTGAGGCTCACGCTGGTTACTCGTTCAACAAGTCGCACGCTGTGGCATACTCGATGCTGTCTTACTGGACAGCTTTCCTCAAGCGGTACTACCCGCTGGAGTTCATGTACGCCACGCTCAAGAATGAGAATGACAAGGATGCTCGTACCGAGTATCTAATTGAGGCTAAGCGTCTGGGCGTTCCGGTGAAGTTGCCGCACGTCAATTCGTCTGGTCTCGACTTCACCATTCAGGACGATGCAATTCGATTTGGTCTGTCGAATATCAAGTTCATCTCCGATAACCTCGGAGGCAGGCTGATGGAGGCTCGTCCGTTCGAGAATTACGCGGCTCTGGTCGATAAGGTAATGGAGAAGGGCAACGGCCTTTCGACTCGTGTTCTTGCGGCTCTCAACGCTGTAGGCGCGGCCACCTTTAGTGATAACCCGAAGCGAGGGGACGAAAGGAATAACTTCTACGAGTATCTGAACATCCCTGCATTCGAGACTCCGGATATTCCTCCGGGTGTCAAGGCTCAGTTCCGCACCCTGGACGAGTTCGAGGAGACGGGATGCTTCGCAGTTCTCGGAATGGTTAAGGGAATTAAGCGTGGCACAGGCTGGTCTCGAATTGAGGTTGTCGATGAGACCGGAACGGCGGGTATTTTCCACACGGAAAACACGCCTATCGAGCCTGGGTCTATGTATGCTATGCTGGTAGCCGATAACCGGGTTGCTCGTTATGTCACGGTGGATGAGCTGACCAGGGGCAGCACGAATACGTTCGTCAAGCACCTGTTCACCAAGTCTTACCGGGACCTGACCGAGGGCTTCTACCGCGTGGTTTCTTTCCAGTCTCACAAGACGAAGGCTGGCAAGAATATGGCTTATCTCGTCTTGAGCGATGCAGAGAAGAATCTGACTCGCGTCCTTGCATTCCCCCAGATGTTCCATAAGGCATATGGGTTCTGTAAGGAAGGCTCGACCGTTGAGGCCGAGTTCGGTCAGACCGAGGATGGAACCGTGTTCTTGCGGGAAGTAATCGGTCGATGACCACGCCGCCCTTTGGGGCGGCAAGCTTTCTTAAGGAGGAAAATGACAGAGCCAACACAGATTGACCTGGGGCCGTTCCTGATGGCAGCGATTGAAGAGGCGGGTGGAACCATCCGAATCCCTTACGACGCATTCAGGAATCAGGTTGCCCCGCGAGCTATCGCGTTCGATATTGAGGACGATGGAGCTACCATCGCCATGAGCATCGTTGAGGAGATTCCCGTTGAGGATTGAGTTCACCCGCCTGCACGAAAATGCAGAGGCTCCGCGTTATGCCCGACTGGGTGACGCAGGCGCAGATATTACGGCGACCGAGGGTTTTCTCTTGCGGCCTAAGGAGCACAAGATTGTCGGCACTGGTGTTGCTATCGCTCTGCCGGACGGCTACGCAGCATTTGTTCACCCTCGTTCTGGACTGGCAGCCAAGTATGGCGTCTCCGTCGTAAATGCCCCTGGCACTATCGACTCCGGATATCGTGGTGAGCTAAAGGTAATTCTGATTAACCATGGCGACATTCCGCTCGATTTCGAGGCGGGTGAGCGAATTGCTCAGCTCGTTATTCAGCGTTATGAGCACGTTCAGTGGGTCGAGGTTGAATCCCTTGATGAAACTGAGCGAGGAGTTAACGGATTCGGCTCGACTGGAATGGTCTCAGTATAGTATACTGAGAACATGGTAAACGGATATTTCCTTCGGGGGGTTAACGAAGACCACATTCTGGTGTTTCGCTCTGACGACCCGGAGGAACTTTTGCGTATTATTCAGCGGCTGTGCGCCAGTCGCGATAAACAAACGAAGGCGCTTGCCCAACAACTAGAACTAAATTGGTATGAAGGAGAAAGAAAAGTAAGTGGCTCTTGAAGATTTCTTGTCCAAGTTGGACCCGAAGACTGCGAAGCGACTTAAGACTGCTCAGGAAATTGAGCTGATTAAGTTTCCGCTGGCTTCTAGCGGACTGACTCACGCCCTCGGTGGCGGAATCGGTGCCGGACGTATTACCCTCTGCTATGGAAATACCAGCTCCGGTAAGTCGGTGCTAATGATGCAGACGATTGGCCTCCTGCAAAAGCAGGGCAAGGTGTGTGCCTGGGTTGACGTTGAGGGTACGTACGAAAAGAGTTTCGGTGCCAAGTTGGGCATCGACAACGACGAACTTATTCTGATTCAGAAGAAGTCGTTCGGTGGAATTACTGATGAGATTATGCCGCTTATTCGGGCGGGTATCGATATGGTTGTTATCGACTCCATCAGTGACGCTCTCCCCGAGGTCTTTGTTGACAAGGACGGAGAGGCAGTAGAGTTCGATAAGATGAAGCAGTTGGGTGCTCACGCCAAGTCTTGTACGATGATGGTCAACGCCATTCACTACGAGAACGACCGTACAGCGGTTGTGCTGATTTCCCAGACGACCACGAAGATTGAGCAGACCTACGTCAAGCAGGTTCCGCACGGTGGTCAGAAGGTTCCCTTCGCTTCTTCCCAGATTATCAAGTTGACCAGCTCGAACACCGAGGGTCAGCAGATTATGGGTAACTCCTACGTCGGAGACCTTGTAATTGAGGCTCCAATTGGACGTAAGGTTGAGTATTACGTCGAGAAGAACAAGTTGGGTCCGCAGTCGCGTAAGGGCAAGTACGACCTTTATTACGCTGGGGATTTTGTTGGAATCGACGCGGTGGGTGAGGTTGTCGATACCGCCGAAGCGTTCGGCATTGTGACCAAGAAGGGCGCATGGTACACTGTTGAAGAGAAGCAGTACCAGGGCCGTCCTAAGGTCATCGCCACACTCCGCGAGGATGAGGCACTGCTGAATACACTTAAGGGAAGGATTTCGCTCGTTCTAACAGGCGAGCTTCCGGAAACTGATGAAGTTTAGCGATTTCATCGCTCAGCAGCCTAAGCAGGAAGAGGCACCCAAGGGAATTCCGATTGACGGAGCCTTTGGGTGCCAAACCTGTTTTGAGCACGTCGATGAAGCTGAATATTTCCAGGTCGAGAAGATTCTGAAATGGAAGTGCTCCGAGGGGCACATCAGCTACATTGAGGACTTTCAGCTATGAGCGAGGCAGCAGAGATTAAGCGCGATGGCGCTACGCCCGTGAAGAATTCCGGGCGGTCGAAGGGAACGAATAAGGGTGACGCAATCCTTGAGCCGTTCCTTGTCGATTACAAGGAATACAACAAGTCATTCGGTGTGACTCGGGAATTCTGGGCCAAGATTTCAACTGACGCCATAAACAATGGTCGTCGGCAGCCAGCTCTCAAGCTGGTGATTAGGGCCGAGGATGACCCTGAGTCAAAGACGCCAAAGACCCGGTTGTGGGTTGTCGGTGACTCGATGTTCCATGAGATGCTAGAGGCTTGGCGGGAAAAGTATGGAGAGTGAAAAGGGCTGTTGCTCAGCATGTGACGGCACTGGAATTTCCGGCGATGCTGAGACAAATGGTCGGTGCTGGGATTGCTACGGCACCGGACACACCCACAATGCTGGTGTTATTACGACCCAGGCAATTGGCGCGGGTGGCTTGAAGAAGCCTGAGAAGAAAGGGTTTAAGTGAGCGAGTACAACCAGGAGCACCCATTGGAGACCGTCTCCAGAATTACTGAGTTCAACGACCTGTCTGAGTTCATGCAGGACGAGCACCTAGACCGTGCGTTGGACCTTGCTATTAAGTGTCTGGCACAGCCGGATATTGCAGCGACCAAGGCTCCCAAGTTGATTGTGGAGCTACAGGCAATTTCATTCAAGTTCGCTGTACACGCGGTTGAGTATGCGACCATCAAGAAGGACCGCGCAGGCACGGATAACAACCACAAGAAGAATATCTACTACTCGACCAAGGAAGCGCTTGACCGTCTCGTAGACGCTCTCAAGTACGCGGCCAGGGCGTAGGTAGAAAGTTTTGTGGGGGAATGATATAATGGGTATAAACGAAAAGGATTAAGACTTGTCACGAAATATAATCTCCGGCCTTAAGTTCCGAAAGCAGCCTGATGGCTTCAACGCGAACGAGCTGGCAACATTGCTCGAAGAGAGCTATATGCAGCAAAGGCGTCAGG